CTCCCAGCGATGCCGATCGCTCCTTCTAGTTGCTGTGCAATCTAAAAGGTACTTCTTTACCATATGGAGGATTCGATGCCGTACTACAAAGAGACATTCAGAAATCGGAGTGTTCCTTCCGGAGCCTATACTGGCCCTGGTTCGACCACTCCTACAAAACTGAGTGACTCTTTTGTAGCTCAGGATTCTGTTGAGATGATGACTTTTAGAAGTTGTCCTCATCCTATGGCCGTTACCTCTTCGGAGGTTTTGGACATTTCAGCAGATCCTTATGCCTACTTCCTTGATTCAACATCAAGGGAGAAGTACCAAGCTCGTCTAAACGAGCGTGGTCTTAAGCCTCAAGGTGCCCCCGACAGGGGTCACGCTTTTGAGCTTAAAAGGCATATTATTGCAGGTAAGCTGCACGATGTTTCGACCTTTGCTACTATCCCTGTTCCGGGTCAGACAACGCGTTTTGATAACGCTTTTGTCTTCCCAGAACCTGGATCGGCTCAGTTTCTAAACAATGTGCATACTGGGACGATACGTTCACCCGCTCCCTATAAGGAAGTTGGACTGGACGTTTTCGCTCAGCAAGCCTACAATAAGACGGCACCGACGTCAGTGGTATTCGACGCTGCTACTTTCATTGGAGAACTCCGTGAGGGGATCCCAATGATGGCGGTACATTCATCACGTAATGTGTTGGATGCTCTCCGCGGTGTTGGCGACGGATATCTTGCAGCTCAGTTCGGGTGGAATCCACTCGTTCGTGATCTGCAGAACGCAGGGAAGGCTCTCGCTAGAGCCTCCTCTTTGCTTTCCGAAAATGGAAAGCGCGTCCACCGCAAGTTGCAATTGCCCACTCTCTCTGATTCTGACATGGCTACCTATCAAAGGGCAGCTAGTGTCATATCGGGTGAGACTCGTGGCTTCGTAGGGCCCGGTTTTACCGGTTTCCCATCTGGCGCTTCGCAAACATCGGCAGGTTCTGCCGCTGCTACGTATCGCAAGACTCGAAGTTCCAAAAGGTGGTTTGAAGGTGAGTTTTCCTCATTCTTCAAGCTGGGGTTTGATCCAAACAGTTATGGAGATCGTCTTGACGCTCTCGTTAACTTGAAACCTACCCCCCAGACCCTTTGGGAGCTTGCTCCTTGGTCCTGGATGGTCGATTGGTTTCTTCGTATTGAAGATACCATCGAGGCCAATCAAAAGGCCGCGAACGACCTTCTTGTTATGCACTACGGGTACGCTATGGAACATTCGGTATATACTACCGAGGTCGAATGGCGTCTCGTGACAACCCCCAATACGTCCTTCAATATCTGGAGCGGTTTTCCTACCCATGGTAGGTACTGGTCCAGTACTGAGTACAAGCGGAGGTTGCGTGCAAACCCATATGGTTTTCGGGTTGGTGGAGCTGGCGCCCTAAACGGGAGTCAACTTGCCATCCTTGGCGCGCTGGGCCTCACAAGGGCCCGGTGAAGTCTTGAACGTCCGAAGACTCAAAACTCTGACGCATCAAATCAAACAAATCTAAACCCGGAGGGCTTACCATGCTCGCTGATCCTCAGTCCGTTACTGTTGGTGGCACTGCTATTTCTCTTCCCCGTACTGGGGTCGATCGTACCAGTGCTGACTACACGTCCGCCGACGGCAGCACGCAGATGCGTGTTACCCAGACGACCAACGCCTCAACTCGCGTCACTTCGATCTCGTTCAAGACGAACAAGATCGCTGCTGATCCCGTGACGGCCGTCAATTCCCGCAAGTCGGAGATCATTACGATCACCTTCCGCGGGCCTCTTGACGGGTTCTCCATCACGGAACTCAAGGATGAGTTTGTCGGTCTTTCGACCGCTCTCACAGCCTCGAGCGCGGCCCTTCTGATCAAGATTCTTGGCGGTGAAAAGTGACCGACACCGGTACTCTTGTACTGGTGTTCGGCACTATCACTGTCAGTCTCTTGATTAGCTTCGCAGTTGCTGCTTTTGCAGTTGCTGCGTCGCGCAATAAGGGTTCTTGACTGAAGATCTCTTGTAGGTAAGCTGGACTCAATCCCTTTGAAAGGGGTGCGATGAAAAGCCTACTACAACTCCACCTTTCGATCCTATCTCAGATAGGATCACATTGCTCGATCGACATCGCTCGTGATGTTATTACAACATCACAGCGTTGGAAAGACGAAGGGGATAGCTACTTAACTATCCTCTTGCCACAGCTCGGTAAGGCCCTCGAAAGGGGTCTCGAGCAAGGTATGTGGCCGATTCAAGACGTAAACTCTACCTGGGTTCACGTCCGAGGGCTCCCCGCTTACTTGCGAGGTTTCCTCAATCGTGTCTTTGACGAACAAGGTGTTCTGTTGGAAAGTCCAGATGCTGAATGCATCTGGGCGGTCAGGCAGTTTTGCTACCTGACCCATAAAGTCGAACGCGCTTGTTCTCCCGAACGGGAGCGCAGTGCATTTGACCAATTTGTTTCCACGGACAACAGCCTTCTTGGACTTCCGGGTCGAATTGACCCTGAAAGGTTGGAAACCTTTCTTAGAATTTCAAGACGGCTCTTCGGACGTATCTTCCAGGAATGTGACCGCAAGGTCGCATCTTGGGAGCTCGTTCCGAAGCATGGTCCTGGTGCTGTTGCTGAACGTTCTTCGCAAGAAGAGCGCCGGCAGTACTCCTTTTGGAATGAACGGCTTGAAGCTGTTTTTCCGTATTGGAGATACACCGCGAATTCTGTTTATCAGAATTCACCCATGGTTGTTCCCATGTCGGATGAACTACCCGTAAGGGTAGTCTCCGTGCCCAAAACCCAGTCAACTCCGAGGATCATTGCTATCGAGCCCTCTGTTATGCAATATGCACAACAGGGTCTCAAGCGTGAGCTTTATGAATTGATTGGGCGAGGACCCTTAAGTAAGGTCCTCGGGTTCCAAGACCAGACTCGAAATCGTGAGATGGCTGCTATCGCTTCTGCCAATGGCAGACTCGGTACGCTTGACCTCTCCGAAGCTTCGGATCGGGTTCACTGGTTCCTGGTACATAGTATTCTTGAACCTTTCCCTCATCTGAGGGATTTTGTTTGGAATACGAGAAGTACCCGGGCAGATGTTCCCTTCCATGGGGTTATACCCCTACAGAAGTTTGCATCCATGGGATCTGCTCTTACCTTTCCGCTGGAAGCTATCGTTTTTACGATACTTGCGGTGGCAGGGGTAGAGCAGGCCCAGAATCGCCGACTCCAGGCCAGGAATCTTCCTGGTCTCGTCAGCGTTTACGGGGATGATATTATCGTTCCCGTGAATGCGATCGATCACGTTATCGATTGGCTTGAACACTTTGGTGCAAAAGTTAATCGACGCAAGTCCTTTTGGAACGGAAAGTTCCGGGAATCTTGTGGCGCAGAGTATTACGACGGTACAGATGTATCCGTTGTGCGACTCCGCTCTGAGCTTCCAAGCTCACGTGATGATGCAGCTGAAATTGCAGCTCTCGTCGACTTCCGCAACCGTGCCTATTTGGCAGGGATGTGGTGGGTCGTCCGGGATGTTGATAAGGGATTGGAACCCTTTATCGATCTCCCATATGCGAGTGCTGTTTCACCAACGTCCGATGCTTACTTGCACCGGGCCACCTTCCTTCCTCGTGTTTTGGTCGGTTCCAAATGGAATTCCGATCTTCAACGCGATGAAAGGCGCGTGCCTGTCCTCGTTGGTCGGTCACATTCTTATGTGATTGACGGTGAGGCAGGGTTGCTGGAATGGTTCCATGACGCCCTTCGCCGGGGCGATCTTGAGGATCGCTTTGACAGCCAAGAACGTTCTACGTCGTTCAGCATTCAACGTAGATGGATGTGCGCCACTCTTTGAGTAGCACATTGTGGGATATCAAACCCACTGCGGGGAAGAGAATCTAATAGGTCCTCTTTCG